CTGATGCAAACTGATCAACGTTAAATGCTTGTTGTACGGTGCGTGGTCCTTTAGCTGCAGTGCTCTTGATTTTGTCTGAACGGAAATATTTACGAGCTATATTCCTGCGAACATTGGGATCTAACTGCTCCCACCATTCCCATTCAGGAGTGCCACGTCGCACGTTAATTCTAAATGTAACGTTGTCACCTGTTACTTGGCCACCAAGATTCTCCAGCAAACCTAATGAAGTATTAAGTTCCTGCTGGGCAGCCTCTACCGCTTGAGCTCTGTAAGCTTCAATAGCTTCAGGTGTTGGGTTCTGTAGTTCCTGAATTGATTGAGTGACGGAACGGTAATCGGATATATCAGCGTTGATAGCTTCGTCAAGGAATACGGAATCATCTGCGGCGATATTTTGTGCCATAGCTTCGGCTTCAGGATCAGGTAGCGGTGCGCCAGCTTCAACCATTTCATCAACTGCTCGCAACTTGGGTTGTTCTGCAGCAATTACTGCGTCACGGGGCCCAATAACTTTTGCTATTTGTTCTTCCAATTTGTTGAGAAAATTTAGAGCTTGCTCTTTAGTAGCTTCAAAATTAAAAGAAACATAATCGTCGGTACTGAAATCCTTAAAGCCGTCAATAAGTACAAAATCGCTATTATCAGTAAGTTGCTCTTGAACATCTTTTACAATTTCATCGAATGTTTTATATATTTCAGATGCTGTTAAAGTTGCTGTCGAGTCGCGATTCTCGATATAAATTCTAAGTTCTGCTGTAGCTTCGGTCTTTGGTATCGAAGGGGCTTCTATATCAAGCGCAATACTGCCATCTGACCATGCAAGAAAATCTACGCCGTTATAATTAATAACCCGAGCTGCGCCTTTTGGCAAATCTCCACGCCAAACTTCAGGGGTGTCCATTGGGAAAATAGCATTAACATCTTCTAGTAAACTTGCTGCGATATTTTCAGGATTGAAAGCGGGAAGATAACCAGGATCCATCTCGTCAAGAAAGGTTTTTCCCTCCTGCACTAATGGTTTTACGCTAACAAACTTTGATCCAGTGCGACTTGCAAACGGTGCGGTGCCGGAGATGATTGCCTGGTTGTTTGGGTCGTTTACAAACTGAACAAGATTGTCGATGATTACTTGCTCTAGCTGTACGCCTTCCGCGGGCTCAATAATTAAGGTGTTGATTGTTTCCGTAAGATCAGCAATCATGTCCCCGAGTTGTTGCAAGCGCAATTCTCCTACAGTAACTTGTGTGTCTGTTGCTGCTGATTCATAGAAGTCAATAGCCTGGTTCCATGCCTGGTTCAACACTGCAACTGTTCGAGTCACGGTCTCGGCAATTGGCTGCTCCCCCATCTTCATGGTCACATCTTCAACCAATGCGGTGAGGTTGTTTAGGTATGCTTCAGCAAGTTCAGGTATTACGGGCCCAACATCAGGATCACGTGGGTCTACGTTTACACGAAGGTCTTCAATATCCCCACCGGCATTTTCATATTCGGTTTCCTGGTCAAGTAGCTGATCTTCGGCCAAGTCCATTTCTTCAGTCAGTCTTTCAATTGCTGATTCATCTGCAAGACGGGCAATAGTATTCATTGACTCAGCAGCTTCTACTGCTTTACGAGCGTTCTCAGCTTCTGTCAATAAAGTTCTTGCTTGTTGTAAGAGTGCTGCGAGTTCTGCATCCACAGCACCTTCAGGTAAAGAAGCACGCTTAACACCAATAACTTTTTGCAATTCAGCCAATCGTTGGTCAATGGTTGTAAGGCCATTGCTTACATTAACCAACTGGCTTTTTTGAATAATTTTATCTACTTCAGATACAGGAAGTCGAAAGCGGCGAGCAATCGCTTTGCTGGTCATGCCGGACAAATACAAATCAACAATGTCGTATTTACGAACACGCTCAATAAGCTTGGCTTCTTTCACTTCAAGGTCAGCAATCTTGTCAGCGATCTCGATAACTTTTTCACGAAGATTCTCAATCTTTGCTTTAGCTTTGCCAAGCATTGTTTCCGCAGCATCAATTTTGCCACGAGCCCGTGTCATTGGGAATTGTTCAGGACCTGTTGGTGCTTCAATACCAAGATCTTCGGCTTCATCAAACGGAAAGAAGGGATCTACTGGAGCGCGGGGTCCACCATCAACATCCGGTACTGGTGTTTTAAGTGCAGCGCCTGTTGCTCTTTGGTTAAACGATCTGCGAACACGGCGATAAAACTCTACGTTTTCTCTCATGCTTGCGGGATACATAGAAGGATCTAATGCAAGTTCGTCAGGAAGGTTTTGAACAAAAGCAACTAATGCTTCTTCACGAAGTTTTAATTGTGCTGGGTCAAATGTTTCCAATGCTTCCGACAATGGAATTAAAAGTCCTGCTTCTTCTAATGCAAGCCAAAGCTCAATGAGATCCCTGTTCTTGGTTTGCATAACTGCACTTTTGAGCTTATTAATAAAAGGCAACGGAACAAGGTAATCAGGAGAAAGAAGGTTGCGGCGGCCAAAGCCTTCAACGGCTGCCTGTGTCGATTGAACAACATATTCAGCAAGGCTGTTAAGGGCCTGTGATAAACGGTCATAGTGTTCAGGGGTTAAACGGCCTTCGACAAAATCCATTGCAAGTCGAGCACCTTGTGGGGTAAGCCAATACTCGGGAGTTTCGTCATACTTACCAAGTTCAGCCAAACGCTCGGGTTCAATTCCTAATCGTTCAGACAAACCTTTAACAAGTGCAGCTCTACCGTTAAGAACAGAAATGATTGCTTGTTCTTCAATGGGTGAAAGCTCTCCCCAAGCTTCTCCTGTTGCTGGGTTGATTTCATCTTTAAGAAGAGGGTTCTGTTTAAGGTCGAGCATTTTTCGTTCAACAGAAGCTTGCTCGTGTTGTGAGTTACGAACAGCCTGACGGATTTGTTGACGTGTGCTATGCGACAAAGATTGACGCAAGGCCGATGAGGCTTTTTTAGTTAAAGCTTTAAGGCGTTCGTCGGCAGGATCAATATCTGGTTCTTCTTTACGCAAAGCTTCAATTTGATCTAGGTATCCCTTTGCAGCTTGAGCTCCCCAACCGCCAACACCTTCTACATAAACACCTTCACGAATCGCTTTACCCAACCCTTTACCAGCCCACACGTAAGGCATGAATGGGTATGTACCAGCTTTGTCTGCGTAGTAAATAACTCTGTTTGTGGCGTTTGTTACTTTGTTTGCGCGTGAAGCTATAGTGCTCAGTCGAGCAGCTCGTGTAGCGGCTTGAGCAGCAGCAGTACCGGTAGTAGTTTGTGCTCTTGCAGCAGTAATAGCTGCTTTGTTTGTAGCACTTGCCGCAATGGCTTTAGTTGGAACACGAAACCCTCTACCAACAATACTCAAGTTTCCGATGTCTTCAAGAAGCATTGGCGAGATAGCTTGCCCAGCCTGTATGGCTTCGTAATATTGAGGAACTCTATCCCATACCTGCAACGTATTTGCAAAAGATTCAAGAGTATCGAGCGTTGTTCTAGGAACGTATTCAGGACCAATCTGAAAAAACCCTCTACCCCCACCGTGCAGAGCACTTCTAACGCTACCCCAAGTTGCATCAATAAGAAGCCCACCAAAAAACCTAACGGTGCCCTCCGGTACGTGTTGTACAACCTTGCCAATGGCTTGGCCTTCCCTGGATGCAATATCTCGAAGTTGACCTAAAGCCCCAGCTTTTGACCCAGCCTTAAACTCGCCTGTTGCTCCACCGCCTGTAGATCGTGCAGGTTGATTAGAAATCGGACCTACGTACGGGATTAAAGTTGGTAGCCTAGATGGCGACACAGGACTTGTTGGCGAAGACGGAATCCTGGGTGGAGATATAATCGTTGGTGTTCGTGGAGGTGTTGGAGGAGGTGTTGGAGTACTTAAACGCCTCGGCTGTACTGATGGATCCGCCATTGTTTACTCAAAGATACCTAAGTCTTGAAGTTCCTCAAGTGTCTTCTGGGGTTGTCCAGCATATTCTCTTACCAAAGCCGCCACCAATAGAGCCATTCCTTCAGAACCTGGGGAAGCAATCAATGTTTCGTACAAGTTTTGCAATCCCTGGTTGTTGCCAGAACCAATTGATTTACGGATTTTTTCTACAATGCCGGCACCGTTAGCTTCAACCATGTTTCCATTCGTTGGATCAGGGATGCGGTAAGTACGCGCCATGTTTTCAACCATTTGGATAGGTGTTTGAGATGCTGCACTTGTAAGTGTACCAATCGAGAGGCCAGTAAGGTTTTCAATTTGTGCAGTAGCGTTGGCAATCTTTTCTTTAGATCCTCCGGTGGTAATATCACTAAGTCGATCTTGTTCAAACTCATACTGTTCATAACCCATGCCGTACAAAGCTTGATATTCTTGATCTCGTTGTTTCTTCCAGTAATCGTCACCAACATTGGCAAACTTACCGGCAGCAAGATTAGGGTCCATACCATAACGGTTAATTGCGATAGAGCGAGCCAACTCAGACATTGGTGTTGATTCTATCTGCTGTGCGGTTTGTAAATATTCTTCTGCAGGTTTAGCAGCTGCGGATCGCCAATCTGTAAGTTGTTGCTTGTAGTCCCGTAATGGATTAATGCGGGTTTCATAGACAGACCCTTCGGGAACTTCTGTCATACCCATAGGCAACGCAGGAATTTTACCAGTAACACCCTGCATCACTGTATTTATAGCCTGGCGGTAAGCGTCAGACTCCATACTTCCTACTTGCTCTAAATAAGGATTAGCTTTCCCACGAAGCGTAGGAACGGTTACATCTCGCAACTCATAGGTTGAGCCTAGTACGGCTGCTTCAAGATCTGTTGCCGTGTTAAAACCACCATATTTACCACCATTACGACGGCCACCACTAGCTAAAATATTAGCAAAAGTGTTGGTTAACGGAGCCGATGTGGGTTGATTAGTAACTGGTTCGGCTTCACTTCCTGGAGCATACTGAATTCTATCCATTCCTAAAGCATCTCTGCGAGCTTGTGCAGCAGCTCTGTATTGTGATTGCCGTGCATTAGGATTTGATAATGCGGCTGCTGGCGCTATAGGAGCCATTCGTGAGGGTGGTCTAGTCGTGTCTCGAACTTTATTGCCAAAAGAGGCAGACAAAAGGTCTCTAGGTGTGCCAATGCTCATCGATTTAACTCCGGAAGTGATGGAAGGGTAAGATCGGGGATATCGTAACCAGGCAAAGATACGCCGCTATTACTATTGCTACCGCCACCATATCTACTTGGATAACGCCACTTAAGGTATTTGCGATATGAGTTTACATATGAAGGTAATTCTTTGCGGCGAGTTTGCATATTGGCTTGACGTTGTTGAGATGCTGTTTGGGCAATAGCTTGGTAATTAGCTAAAGCTGCTACTGAAGGAATTTCCTGAGGATTGATTGTTCCAGGTGCTCCTGTTTGCGCACCGTATTGAGCTAAAGATGCCGTCATATTGCTTTGACCAGCTAGGTTGTCTCTGAAAGCTTTTTCTCGTGCTACAACCTGTTGTGCTAATTTTTTATATTCTTTTTTAGACATTATCTTCTCGTTGTTCTAGGCAAAGGTGGTCTAGTTGGTCGACGAGCTTGATGTTCTTGAGGCTTCGGTACTGGTGGTGGTGTACCTCCCGTTGCTCGCCGTTCAGCAGCATCAGGACTTGTCGGAGATGATGGTGTTCGTGCTGGTGTTCGTGCTGATGGGGTTCTCACTGTTGGTGGTGGTGTAATTGGTGGTAAAGCTTGAGATCCTCCAGGGGGTCGTGGTGTGGCACTACCTCCTCCACCTCCACCACTGGGTCGAGAAGGGCCATACATAGCTTCATACTCAGCAAGCTGTACTGCTTCTGCATCGTCAACTGCGGTTTGACCGGCAGCTAAACTTGCTGCTAATCCACCAACAGCCGCCCTGTATCCAGCATCACTGGTAGCGAGAGAACGAGCTCGTTGGCCTGATCGAAGCATTCCAGCACCTTCTGATTGGGTATTAATTCCTCGCTGCTGTTCTTGATAGTCAACGTCTAGGGTTCCGTACAGCGGGTTTCCGGCAGCATCTGTGCGATAAGTAAGGGCTCCCGTAGTAGGGTTAAACCGCGCGCCAGTTGCCATATCAAATTGATTTTGCAACGCTTGTTTCTTGTTCCTCGAAGCCGTTTGAAGCTGCGTTTTAAGATTTGTGAAATAATCAGTTGTTGTTGGCATGGTCTTCTTTAATGTGCTTATCAAGCTTAAGGTCCATCCAGACCTGCATATCTTTTACGTCTTTTACGTCTTCCTGTACGGATTTTAGTATGTTAACAGACTCCCCGTGCTGTTTGGTATTGCGTTTGTCTAATCTATATAGTAGCCACATAAGTGGTCCCGATATAAGGGCCGATGCAACGACAGCCCATTCCGTATCCATTATGGAGCCTTGTCAAGCTCTACGGCTACAAAAAGGTCGCCAGCTTCTTCTTCTGTGACGGATCCATCACGCAACGCAACGGCCAATTTGCGGATCACTTCAAGAACCACATAACCGCCACTCATTACTGCAGCTTTCCATTCCTCTACCCCAAGGACCTGAGCCATGCCCAAGTTGCCTAAGGATGCTGAAACGAATGTTGCGCCGAGCTGAACAAGAAACTTTTTGACATTCATCCTCACAGTATGGCACAAATATAAAGCCAATGCTAGGTTGGCTAGTGTTTGATAATATAGTTTAAAACTATGTAAGGTTGTAGGTTGTTGTGGGCATTACCGCTGCCCTTACTAGCAGTATTGCCGGTAAGGGTAAAGTCGTGTTCGTGGGTGTTGGACCTACCATTAGTATTAAAAACGTGGGTGTGGCTGCCATCATTGTCGATCGGGCTTCTAGTCGCAACAGACGATCCGGTTGAGGGGTTTGGCTTGCCAGCAACAGAATCAAGGGTTGTTGATGAGTGCGCGTGGCTTTGTGTAACCATTCCCTGCACATCAATAGAGTGATCGTGGGTACCATTTGATGCTGTAGTACCAGGGTGAAAGTGGTCTACGTTTTCAGAGCCGGTAGTTAGATTTCCCTGTTGGGTGTGGAAATGGCTGGGCATTTGAGCTTCTGTAAGGGTGTGTGTCTTTGCACCACCAGTTTCACCCATGGTGTCAAATTCTGTTTGAGTAGGATCAATACCAACAGGGATTCGACCAACAAGGTTAGGGAGTCTAAAATGTGTGGATCCTACGCCGCCACTACCGTTTGTGTTGGCTCCATAAGGAAAAACTGTGCCATTATCGGTGAGTGCATTGTAAAGATTTGTAAGTTGTGCTATAGGCCATTCTGAACCATCTGCAAAAAGCCAGCCATCGGGCGCGGTAAAAGTACTAGCCCCAGCCCATTGAACAACTGTTCCTGGTGGTGGAACATTTACATATCCAGTAAAATTTACATTTCCAGTAAAATTGGTTTCTCCAAATACGCTTCCACCGTCTGCCTTTAAATATGCAACATCAAGAAAATCTTCCAATGATTTAGCGTTTGATTCAAGAATAGATATTAATTTTTTAGATTCTTCATCTCCCATTGTTTTTTCAAAGTATTTACGCAATTGAGTCCATGCAACTGGGTGTTCCCAAGTAAAAGAAAAAGAAGAGCCATTGCCTCCCACAGAAGAAGCGGAAAAGGGTGAGCCGGAAGAAATGTCTCCAAAACGAACCGTCATCGAGTATCTCCTTCAACCCAAACACGTCTAATTCTAAAACCAGCAAACTGAATTTCTATTTGGTTATTATATCCGTATGATGCGTTGTCCACATTAAACCTAAGTATTCTAGTTTGTGTAGAAATCCTGGATGGCGAAGTTGCAAAGTCTGAATAGGGAAATGTGTAAGGCGGAGAAAATCCGCTAGTTGCGTCACCAATAGTCATGCTGTATGGGACATCCTCAACTGACCGGTTGTTAACCCTTACACGCATAGTGGCATTACCCGTGTATGGATAAAAATCAGGGTTTGCTAATGGAAATTGCAAAAGCTCTGCTTCTACATAAACCCTACGAATAATAGTTGCTGTCTTTGAATCAACGTCAGAAAGTTTAACCGTTGCGGTATTAGGATCATCAGTAACCGTTTGGGTAAACATATCAGTTTTTTTGCCGGGCTCAATACTGTTAGGCCGAATTTTTATAATTTTGCACGTATTGTCCGTAGTGCCTGAAGAGGTTTCAATAAGATACAGATTTTTGTCTTGAGCATTACCGTAGCGAGACAACTGGCCACGAGCTAATGAATACCTAACGTTTTGTGTAACGGTGGAAGTTTGAAAAACATTAATAACTTGCCATCTACCAAGAGCATTAAATAGGTAGATTGTTGCCCCGCTTTGGGAATCATCAGGAGTGGATCCAAGACCACCAACATAAGTGACAGTTACTCCAAGGTAACCCATGTTTGTTTTGGCTATATCTGTTCGGGTGCTAGAAAGACCAAATCTGTTATAAGCAGCCACGTCTACATTTTGACCTGAAATAGCCATAAGGTTTACAGAATAATTTTCAAATCCCGTGCTGGACATAAAATAAACAACGTTGTTGTGCTGCCCTACAGGATCGGTAGAAACAATGCCCAGCGTATCGTTAAGTTGCCTAATCGAAGCATTTGCCCCCAATACACCAGTCAGTGAATACCAACCGGAAGGCTTTACAATCATAACATCAAGGTTTCGGGGTACAAGATATGAAATACCATCGTTTGCATAACCAACGGAAATAAAATTCAAGCTTGGCCACGCTGTATCAAAATCTAAAGCATTAGAAAACCAAAAAGTATCCGAATCTGAACCCCAGGCCAACATTCGAGCATTCCATAAAGCAAGACTAGTAAATTTAGTAGTTGGGGAGCCTAGTGGAGTAATTGTGGTTACAGTACCGAGGCTTCTAATAACTTTGTAAACACTTACAGTGCCAATTGCAACATAAGCATGTACGTCAATGCCAGCCGGAACTAATACTGGAGCTCCGCCGGGAGTTGTACCAGCAACAGGAAGAGCTACGGTTGTTACAGCACCGGTAGAGATTTTTATAAAATAAACTCTAGCGGCAGTAGCTGAACGACCAACAATAGCTACATAATCATTTAGGTATGTAGCTTCACTCCAAGTTGTATTTGTTTCAGGCGCTACAATGGAACCACTAGAAGTATTGGTGCCAGTAGCTTCTACGTCAATTTCTCCATAGGTTGGAATTAAAGTTGCATCATCATCAGCAATCGTAACGTCATACCCTGTCCATGTATTTGCAGGCTGAGTAGTCTCGGATGGGCCTACGTAGTAGCCACCTTTAAAGTCTTTCCATTCAAAGAAAAAAGCAGCCATTTACGACCACGCTGCGTACTGGTACCCACTATCAAAACGGATCCGCCTCGATGTGTTTTGCTTCAAGTCATCTCTCATGCCATTAAGAATCGATTGGAACTCTGCTTGGTATACAGCAGCTCGACCCTCATCTTGGCGAACCATAGCCGCAAGATAGGCTGTGTGAGCAACGATCAAGGGATGATGCAAGGCCGGCATCAAAGGTGTAGAATAATCACTAAGAAGTTCAGGTTCGCTACGATAGTAGTACAAAACCCCAGGTTGATCTGTTGTGGGAACAGGGTCAAGGCGAGCTTTATTTCCAATAATGGTCCAAGCAAAAGTGGCCATACGGCGGTCAGGCATAAGGAAGTCTTCAAGCTGTACCCAAAGAACTGGCAGTCCTTCGATAACCAATTGACGAGCGCGAACGAAATCGTTAGGAATAGTTGCGCTGCCTGCAGCAAAGTTCATGTCGTAGGTGTCTAAAAGCCAAGGCCATTCTTTAGTAGCTGAGATAGTAGCAAGTGAACGATTAATTAAACTATTAATTGTAGAGTCGGAAAGTAAGCCATCCCCAATAGATGGGATAGCTAAACGCTCTTTTACAGCTGCTCGAAGTTCAGCTCTATTCATGCTGTAAGTTTATACCAATCTACATTTTGTCGCAAGCGATCATCTTCCGGGTTGATTTCTAAAGCTTTTATCCCGTAATCCAACGCCGTTTTAGAATCCCCAAGATTATAGCAGGCTATGGCCATTAAGTCATGTGGTAGTGATCCCCAAGCAAACGCTTCACACAAATAGTCTAATGGTTTTTCCGTAATAAGAAGAGCCATCTCGCAGGCCGACTTGCAGCGTGCCCAATCTTTATGCTCATAATAAAACTGGGCTAACTCGACCCAAGGTTCACGACGGTTCGGGGTTTCAGCAACCGCTAGGTATAAGTGATGCTCAGCAGCGTCAGGTCGTATCTTTGCCATGTACCGATGTGAGGCAGCCCGTTCAGGGTTCCAACGAGATAGCTTCAGGTGTTGGCTAAAATGGTATTGAGCCAGCCCATAGTCGGCGTGGAAATACAGTTCCCGTGCCAAGTAGAACTGGTTGCGATCATCCGCAGGGTCTTCCTCCACAGCCAGTTTCAACAGGGGAAGGTATTGGCTACGGGACTTTGACGAGTCGGGATGATGGTGGATTTCTAACCCATCAACCCAATGCTGGGTTTCTATACCCTGGTGTTTCAGGACTTCATGGACTGGGTGTTTCCAGTGGTAGCCATGACGGGCGTGGATTTTGTCGCCACCATACACAAGACCTTCCGAACCGTCGGGGTTCCATGACCACACATACTTGTATCGGGGGCGTGTGATGTTTGGTGGGATGGATTCAAGGGCTTGTCGCCAACCTGGTTGAAGCATCTCATCCATGTCTAGCCATATCACATAGTCAATGTCGTTTGGGATTAAGCTCATAGCGTGGTTGCGAGCGTGGTCAAACCGCCACGGGGTAAACTCTTTTTTCGCGCAATTAATACCGTATCGCGTTGCTTCCTCCACGGTTTTGTCAGTTGATCCCGTGTCTAAAATAAACCGATAATCAGCCTCAAAAGAGGACATAGCCCAGCGTTCTACAAATTGTTCCTCGTTTTTGGCGATGGTTGCTACAGCAATTTTCATTACCTCCCCTTTCGGATAGTGTTAAACGTGGCAGAACTGCCAGTGCCAAGCTTCAAACTCGGGGTTTGGCTTACCGTTCTTTAGTTTAGATGTTCCCTGTAAATAAAAACCAAAACGTGGAGCGTTCTCACACATCCACTTGTAAGTTTCTTTTGGAACTTCGATGTCTTGGGCTAAACCCCATCCATGTGGGGATGTGCCAGGAGTAGCTGACGGTGATTTTCCTTTAAGGAGATACCACTTGCGTAGTTTCCAAGTACGGGTTACTTCAGGGGTGCGGCCTGTTGGTTTACTAGAATATCGTTCAAGAAATAACCGTTCCTGGCGATCATAAGAACGATACCCTTCAGATACGCCTTTAATTTTTATACCTGCGGCTGCCGCTTCTGCTGCCATGTGGTTCCACCAAAACCCTGCTGGGCCCCACATTGTTCCTCCACCTGTGATTTTTACTAACTCATGTGCTGGGAGTTTTCCATTGCCATACATTTTTAATGCCTTGGGAACTTGTAGTTTTTTTACTGGCTCATTAGTGGACATGTTGTTCACCTGTTTCGTGAAGTCGTGCGTGTTCGGTTGTTTGTTCTTGTTGTTGCATTATTGCGTCGGTTTGTTTTCCAATGTCCATAAAAATAGAAATAATCTCGTTATATGTATCATAATCCCAATACTGCCAATGGCTTGGTTGGCCGTTCGTTGGTGGGTTTGGTATTTCAAACCATTCCTCTACGTTGTCAATAGTTACGTTGTCAGCTATATCACGCATGGACTGTCTCCATGTACGCCACTCAAGTTTTACCTCTTCATTGAGTGGTGAGTCAGTGTTTTGTGTCCAATCAGATTCAGAAAGCATCCACCCGCGAATAGATTTTAATGCTTGTATAAATTCTTCAGGAGTTTCTGCTATACCAGTACCATAAGGAAACTTGGGGATAGGACTATTTTTTAATGGGATTTTCATTTTTATACCTTAATAATAAAGTTGAAAGCAAGGAACGGGTTAACAACATCTAGTGGGTTGTTTGCAAATCCTCCGTTACCGCTAGAGCCAGTGAAGTTAGGTAAATCAACGCTATGGGAGTGGGCAGGGTCTGCGGCTATTGATTGGTAGGTAAGTGGGTTGGTGCCGTCGGCTCTTGCCGTTACAACACCACCACCAGCGTGGGTAAAGAAACTAAACCCAATGCCGTGTTGGTGGCTAATGTTTGTTGTCGTCGTACCTTGGTTGCCATGGTCATGGTCAATGGTGTGTTGGTGTGTCGGCAAGTTAGCAGAGTTAATCGTCTTTGTTTCACCACCACCAGCAGTACCCAAAGCACGATTAGTTAAACCAGTACCAGTACCCGCACCAATAGGCATACGACTACGAGTATCAGGCAAGTTAAACGTAGTAGAACCATTACCTGCGCCGAAAGTGACACCTATAGCGGTGAACAAATCAGCGTATGTTGTTCGATCAACTGCTGTACCGTCACAAGCCAACCAGCCAGTAGGGATGGTTGACCCCGCATACATTTGCACAGTTCCGGAAGGGATTACAGTGCCAGTCGGACCAGTCGAGCCAGTCGGACCAGTAGGTCCTGTGTCTCCCTGAAGACCTGTCGGACCTGTCGGACCATCATTACCCTGGATGCCTTGAATACCTTGAGGACCAGTGGGACCTTGTGGACCGGTGGGACCTGTATCGCCAACAGCGCCTGTCGGTCCAGGCGGGCCAATAAGGCCAATCGGGCCGGTGGGGCCGGTAGGACCTGTATCGCCAACAGCGCCCGTTGGTCCAGTAACAGTGGAATCCGCACCCGTTGCACCTGTCGGACCAGTAGGGCCTGTAGAGCCCGTAGGACCCGTAGGACCTGTTACAAAAGAATCAGCGCCAGTAGGACCTGTCGATCCCGTAGGACCTGTAGGACCTTGAATACCCTGTGCTCCTGTGGGTCCTGTTGGGCCAGTTTCTCCTTGTGGTCCTGTAGGTCCCGTTGAGCCTGTTGGGCCTTGTGGTCCTGTAGGTCCCGTAACCGTAGATGCAGCACCAGTAGGTCCTGTGTCACCTATCGGACCAGTCGGACCTGTCACACCCTGGATACCCTGCGCCCCCGTAGGACCTGTCGGACCTGTCGGACCTGTCACAAACGAGTCTGCTCCAGTGGGTCCAGTCACACCTTGCGCACCAGTTGGTCCTGTAGGTCCAGTGGGTCCAGTAACTCCTTGTGCGCCTGTCGGACCCGTAATACCTTGAATACCCTGCGGTCCCGTCGATCCCGTAGGACCCGTAACACCCTGAATACCTTGTGCGCCTGTCGGACCAGTCGCTCCTGTTGGGCCTGTAACGCCTTGAATACCTTGTGCTCCCGTGGGACCTGTAGGACCCTGTGGACCGGCATTGGCGCTACCAACAACGGTAATAGATGCGTTAGTGCTTACGCCTGAAGCTTGGTCAGTTCTAGTAACAACAATGTTTGTGTTTGCTTGCTGAGTTCCTGAACTATTTGAGTCTGTCCTGGTAACAACGATATTTGTCGTGGGCATTAGACCCTCGTTACATCAGGCAAAACCACAAAAGCCCCGGCAATGACTGTAGAGATAATACCGGAAGCGTTTTCTTGAAGATCCCATACGTAGTTGTAGGGCTGTAAAAGCATTGTTTGGGAGTTGGAAAGAACTAAGGAAAGCTGACCCGCGGCAGCGTTTGTAATTGTGCAAACAAAAGTAGCGGCTGGGGTTGGGTCGTCATAGTCAGCTCGAACCATGGCTGCATAGGTTCTGCCAGTAATGTTGATAGGTGTAGTCCCGTTTGTGGTCATGGTAACAGTAACGGTAACTGTGTCACCGCGTGTTGTTACAAGATCCTGTTCTGCCGGTGTAGCCATTAGATTAGAATGAAACCCACTGTGGGAGTGCCAGAGCTAATAACTTTCACAACAGCACTATTGCCTGTCCATGGAATATCGATATAGCCAGGATTGCCGTGAACAGTGGGGTAGGTATTGTCACCGCCTACTGTTGGGTTGGCTACGGTTGCATCAACACCACCTGCTGTAAAATAAGCATGAGCGGTACCAGAAGTCGTGATAGCTCGCAATGTGTTTCCGGTTCCAGTCAGCGTAACCGTGTCTACGGTATTTGCTACAAGAGTAATGTATTTTGCTTGAGATGCTGAGTAAGTTGCCATTTAGTTCTTCCTGTCGCTGTTCATAGAGTACACCCTTTTAGTTTGTCCTTCAAGATGCCCAAGGTCTTTCATAATAGCAAACTGCATTTTGTCAGCGATCTCTTCAATCTTTTCCCGTTGAGCTTGCTTCTCGGCATCACGGGCAGCGTGGTTCTTTTTCTGAATTTCTTCTAGAAGCCTGCGGCCTTTTTGCCAGTCACCCTCAATAAGCTTTACAATAAGCGAATGATCACAACGTGAGCTGGAGCAAGCAATGTAGGGTGTGTTTTGGTCGTCAATTAGCCACACTTCAAAATGCTTGGTAAGTGGATTAAACAAAATGCTGGCTGTAGGGTCACCACGCCAACCGGATTCATCGCCTTCACGAATGCGTCGTGCGATGTCAAAAACGTCTGTAGAGATTTCAGCCCAACCATCCGATCCCGGAATGTGGTTTGACATTAAGTCGTATGCTCTCATATTTCCTCCTAATGAATGCTAGCTGGGGCGGTAGAAAGGAGAGAAACACCCACCCCAGCTAACAAACCTACTATGCTCCGAAAGCAAAGACTCGTACAACTACTGCCGAAGCGTCGGTTGTGCTAGGTACTTCTGCTAATGCAGCACCATCTGTTGTCGTGTCTACCCAAAACAGTTTGATCTTCGGGTTGGTCAAAGAACCATCCCAAGAAGGTACAAAGCCGTCTTGCGTGACTGCCCAAATAAAGTCAAGTCGGTTCAAACCGAGGGAGAGGACCGAAATGGCCTCCCCCCCGGTTGGATACGACGAGTCGAATGTGACTGTTGCTGTCACAAACTTGCGGTTACCCGGTACTTCGGGTCCCGTAACTACGCTTACCGATGCTGGCATCTTAGATCGAGGTCTCCGTGAGATCCTTGATTACGAAGTTAGCATTGCGCTGCTTACATGCAAGTTCTGCGTAGCAAGTCAAAGTTGCTTCGTAAGCATCGGTGTTAGGAACGCGGTTCATCACTGCACCATCAAGGTCCATGAACTGCCAGCCTTCACCAACTTGGTGGTAAACCATGCTTTCGGGGTTCAATCCGTACAGCGCGTTGTTGGGGCAATCGAAGTCTGCGTAAAGAACCGTTGGGCCCTCGTCGCCTTGACCTGATACTGATGGGCTGTAGTACTGGATACCAGCGTAGCCACCCTTGAGCTCTGTTTGCTCCATGTTGCGCTTCAGCGACAGGAACAAGTTAGCAACTGACAAGTGAACACCCTCAGCAGACACCAACAATGTTGGCTTTTTGCCGCTGTTGATCAGTGTCTTCATGATTGCACCAGTGATCAAGGTTTCGGTCACTGAACGGTTTGTTCCACCGTTTGCGTTGACGTATGCCTTCCACTTTGGCTGTGAAGATGGGTTGATGGTGTGAAGAACTGAAGAGTCATCCACGATGGTTTGCATACCGGTGAGTTCAATTTGTCCGTCACCAGGCTGACCTGAGTTGTTGGAAGCTCCACCTGCACCTGCACGGAAAATGAAGTTGGTTGCGGCTGTCGTAACTGCAGCGCCAGAGATGACTACTGTTTTGTTCGACTCGTTAACCGACGTAATTTCACGGGCTGAGGCTACTGCGGTTGGGCTAGCTACAGTTCCGATGTCAACGACCATGCCACCATCAAAGAAGAGGTTGCGAAGTGCAGTTGAACCGGTTGTGGCGGCCAAAACAACAGTTGTTGAGCTTGTGGTAACTCCACATTGAGCAATAACACCGTTTGATGTGCCCCAAAGTTGACGGTTAACGTCTTTCATGGAGTCACGACGGATGCCGCTCATTTCAGCGTCGAGTGCGTCAACAAAAGCGCCACGGTCTGTAACAGCCTGACGGATTGTTGGGCCACTCAGCTGGATGCGGCCATAGACGTATCGGACTGGTACTGGGACCGTCGCGTACGCCTGATTGCCTGCTGCTGGGAGCGTGCCATTTTCTCCGCGAGCGCCAACACCGGAGGAGCGCCCGAGGTGGACTGCATGGCGGGCGATACGGCCCGTAACGGTGTCGCGACGCGTCTCGATCTGCGAGAGGAGAAACGTGGCCTGGTTGAGATTGTCGATGTAATCCTTGTAATCGTCTTTAAGGATTGCATCAACAGTGGAAAGGCTTGCAGCCATTTAAATCACTTCCTTGATGAATAGTGGGTTGAATTGGTTTTCACCAACCGCTTGGCCGTCTCTTGTTGCTCCGCAACTTAAAACCGCTTGGACTCACCGCCAATGTGCCTAAAGGTTGAATAGGTTTTTACATCTATCCAATCCAGGACAGATACATATATATATATTATACCTATTGCTAGGTATGTCAAGTAGCCTAAATATTATTTTGATTTAGGCGAGCCATTGCTCGATCTCGCGGTGTCATGTTTGCTGAGTCAATGCGAGGAGCAAAACCGTTTGGTGCAGCAGATGGCATTCCAGCAGATGGGTTTTGCCGACGCTGAACGATTGACTGTGCTTGCTTAAGGATTTGATTTTCAATATCCTGAATAGCTGCATGAAGATCCAGGTCTTCTCGTTGCTGTGCTGCAGTAATTGCCGCAACTGCAAGAGGACCTTGTGGATCGTAACCAGCTTCTTCGAGCGTTTGGGTAATTTCCATTTCGTACTGTTGAACAACCTGCTCATGCTGAAAAGCCTGCATGCGATCTTCAACCATACGCTCGACCTGCTGTGGTGTTAAACCTGCTTGCTGGCCCTGCTGGACTGCTTCTTGTACTACCTGCTGTTGGGTTTGACCCTGGCTATTAACACCAGCGATTTCATAGAACTTATCCCCAGCAAGGGTTTTAGCGTTTTCGATCATCCATTGAACGGCTGTATCTTGGTCGCCGCTTGCCCAGGCGTTAGCAAAACCTTGTACGGCTGCTGCATCATCGGGGTGCATACGGTCAAATACTTGGCGAATAGGCTTGTAACGGTCCCGTTCTTTAATTCTGTCCTGTACTTCAGAACGGTATTTCTCTTCCCAGTTAACATTGGTGGTGTCTTCCGGGGCGGGAGCTGCTTCCGTACTTTCTACATAGTCGCTAAAATTGGTATCTCCAATATCAGACATTAGAGAATTCCTCCTGATTCTTCAGTCATTGGGGCTTGCCCCATCATTGTTGGATCTATTTGCCCCATCATGGATGGGTCCATCTGTCCCATCATAGGGTTCATCTGCGCCTCCATGGGCATATTACCCTGTGCGGCCATAATTGCTGGATCATCAGCCATTGTTTCTTCCATCATAGGAAGACCAACGCCTGCATTAAGTGCAGCCATTACGCCAGGGTCTTGCATCTCACCCATTTCACCTTGATCCTCCTGAGCCATCATGGCTGCGGATTCATTAGTGAGCATTTGCATGTGGGCGAGAATATGAAGGTCAATAATCTCCTTAATTTCAGGAGGAGAAAGTTCATAAGCTGGGGACTTGCGTTCCGTGTTGTGAACCATAATGTGTGCGTCGTGAACATCGAAGTCTTCGGGGATAACTGCGACACCCTGCATAAGTAGACCGTTTTCCCATTGAGCTTTGGCAATGTCCGGATCTTGTTGAGACAGGAATTGCTTGGGGTCGGGAAGGTCGAGCATCTTTGTTAAGGATCGAGCGTCTACGTTTTGGAACACCATAGGGAACTGCTGTGCGAGGCTAGCAATCATCGATTGGGTAGCAATCTTGCTGCGTGGCATGGTTGCATCCATAGGAACGATAACTGTTGGCTTTTCGTCGATATCGTCAGGGCCCCAGCTAACTTCGTGAGGAACGCCGTTTTCTGTGATCAACATAACCTTGCGAGTAATGCCCGAGCTCATAGCGTTCATACGGTAAAGCATGAGAGACATTTGCCCAATATTGCCCCAGCCAATAGATTGGTCTTTGGCCATAGGTCCAAGAGGTGTGTCGTCTTTTTCCGCCAACAACGCCAAAGCTAAACCGCTATTGCGATCTCCAGGTGCTTCACCACGGGTTGTTTGGTGTGTATGGAAAATGTCGTCAAGCTCCGCTTCTAGCTGTGCTGCTTCTCCTGAAATCCAGCGGGGGACTTCAGGTGCAGTTTGCCAGTGTGGTTCACCAATTTCACTGTTGTATTCCAAGGTGTCGGCGGGATCAATAGTAATAGAATCAGCATCATCAACCGATCCTGAAGGAATCATAAGGCGAGCGTTGGCAGCTTTACGCATGTGTTCGAGGATTGTGGATCGAGCACGGTTGTAAGAATATTGAACGTCACGGGCAGGTGTAAGAAGGGTATGACCCACCCAGCTATTAGG